CGGCCATCTCTTCGCAGTCTTTGCCCCGCTGGAGTCGTTTGCTCAGCGGCCTCGACATCGGAGTCGCCGCGGGCGCCAGCTCGAGCGATCGTCGCGGAATTGTGAGCGGGGCTTTTTTGCGATCGGGTTCTTGTTCAAGTTCGGATTCCAGCTCTGCGACAAACTGCGGATCGTGAAGTTGGTCGAAAGTGTGAAGTTCGTCGAGAAGTTGGTCGACGACCCCCTTCATGATCTTTTTGAGTCCGGGCGAGATGTTCGGCCTCGCAGGATTGAACTTCTGATCTGGATCGCGCTTCGATTCGTCGGGGGGCATGATCACCTCTCGATGGTGTTCTCGGTTCGTAAGCCTCACCTCGGGGCGAGCGGAGCCGAGAAACTCCGCCCATTTCGCTGAGTGATTTTCGAAGATCACTCAGCGATCTATCCCGAGGAACGTTGGAACCGGCGCAAGCGCAGCCGTCAGTCCAAACCGCATCGAGTCTATCTCTCGCGCGACCTGTGCAGCTCTGTGGAAAAAGCTGTGGAATGTCGCGCCGACGCGCCGATCGGATTACACTCCCCGCTAGGAGCCCATGCCCCTGTTGCAGTGCAAACGATGTCTCGACCTTCACGGTCCCGGATGCGCGGCGACTCACCAGACCGACGCCGGCGATCCCACCTGTGTGTTCTGCCTGGACGATCTCCCTTGTCCAATTCAGCGGAAGAGGCAACGGTCCGCGATGGATCAAAAAGCTGAGACGACCGAGACGCCGGCCGCGAACACGGCCGCGAACCTAGCCGGATCCGCAACGTCGATCGCGTTTGTCCATCGAGGACGATCGAGCAGCTCAGAACAGTCGGAAAGCGGGGTAACTACCATGAAAACTCCCGAAACGGACGCGAATATCGCGCCAAAAATCTGCAAACGACCTGGATGCGAAACCCAACTCAGTCCCCGAAATCGGGTCGGACTTTGCCCACGCCATGTTCGCTGGACAGGGACAAGCGAACAGCCGCCGAACGCTGGCAACGGTCATGCGGCCGCGGCGGCGAACGGATCCGGACCGAAGGCCAACGGGCATGCACTCAAGGCCCCTCATGAGGCCTCGCCGCCGGCAAACGGGACCAACGGAGCGGCCGCGGTCCTTCCCGAGCTCGCTCGCGATCGCGTCGATCATCTGATCGCCAGCATCCCGGCCGCGGACAAAGCGCGGATCGCAATCGGATGGCTGAAAGGCGAGCTGTAACGGCGACCATCCGATCCGATCGCGGTCGACGATTACGCGCGGGCATGCTGAGCCGCTGTCCGCCCAGGCTCGCGCCGGAGCATTCGAGTGAGGGTTTGGACTACCCCCCAAAACGCCCCCGCCAGAAAGCCCGCTAGACCCCCTAGAATCCGCCTAAATTCAAAAGCCGCGAGGGGCAAGGGTTTCAACCGCGTGGTCGATCCGTTGGCTCGCAGCGCGCAGCTTTTTTCACGGGTCCGGATTTTGGATGCGGGCGTAGAGTGGTTTTAGCGATGAACCATCCCAGCGAACCCGCTCTTGAGTTGATCGAGCTGATGCAATCGAACGCCGTCCTACGCACGATCGCCGAGGACCGTCCCGACCTGTTCGCAAGTTTCGTCCAGGCGGCGGAAGCCGCGGCAAAGATGAGCTCCGAGCGCTCGCAGTTCATTGCCGGAATTACGCGCGCCGCGGATGCAAGCGATCGCGTCATCGAGGCGATTCGCTCCGCCAATGTCATAGAGCTCGCGGAGAGGATGCAAACAGCAGCGCGGGCGATGGCGGATTTGGGGGATGCGCTCAAGAAGTTTTTCCCCGCGGCAGTTGCAACGAGCAGCTCCGCGAGCAGCGCGCCGAACTAAAGTTTTTTTATTCGGGCTGGGAACGAGATCCAGACCCGCAAACGGAGGAATGGCAAAATGGGCATGCGTATTGATCTCACGGGACAACGTTTTGGGCGATGGACGGTCGTCGCGTTCGCGCGAGCGGAGCAATCGCATGTGTGGTGGCTTTGCCTCTGCGACTGCGGCGAGCAGAAAGTCGTTCGCGGGGGCGACCTCCGGCGCGGCCATAGTTTCTCGTGTGGGTGCTTCAATCGAGCGTGCGCCGTTCTAAACAGACTCGAGTTCGCGGGACAGCGCTTCGGGCGACTCACGGCGGTATTCGCGCGAGCAGATCGGCGTGGGGAGGCGCACTGGTCTTGCGTTTGCGACTGTGGGAACGAAGTCGTTGTTCGCGCGGGACATCTGAGAGACGGCAGTACGCGCTCGTGTGGATGTCTAAAGAACGAACTCACGTCGACGCGCATGCTCACCCAGCGGTACGCGCTCAAACACGGTCACGTGCGCCGCGGCGGGTCGGCGAGATCTCGCGAATATCGCTCCTGGGACGCAATGCGCGCACGGTGCACGAATCGTAAGTGCAAAGACTTCCCCGACTACGGCGGACGAGGAATCACTGTCTGTGATCACTGGAAGTCGTTCGCAAACTTCCTCGCTGATATGGGACCGAAACCCTCGCCCCAACATTCCATCGATCGCCGCGATAACGACGGGAACTACGAGCCCGGAAACTGTCGCTGGGCGACGGCGCTAGAGCAACGTCACAATCGCCGCGACTCGCGGAAAGCCGCATGATCCTTTTCGGGCCGGACTCCGGACCCGCAACCTTTTCGACGCACAACGGAATACGGAGGATCACATGTCTACGGCAACGATGGCAGCACACTCGCAACCGATTGAGCGGGAGCGCCCGCGCTTCGCGCTCACCGAACGCGAACTTCAAAACTATTCGCTCTCGCGAGCGATCCTCGTCAGCGCAGAAAATCAAGAGGCGACCAGCTCGAGAAACTGTTTCGAGCTCGAGATCTCCGAGACGATAGCGAAGCACGTCACGGGTAAGCGGTACGGTGGGTTCTTTGTTCCATGGGGTATTTCCGCGGGCTCGTTCGCTAGAAGGATTTCGCACAACGACCAGCGCGCGGGACTCGATTCCGCAACCTCGACCAAAGGAACCGAGCTCAAGTTCACCGAGCCCGGAGCGTTCATCGACTTCCTGTATAACCAGATGCGCGTGAAAGAACTCGGCGCGCAGACGGTGACCGGACTAAGAGACAACGTTGCTTTTCCGAAGCAAACCGGAAAGGCGACCGGATCCTGGGTCGCTGAAAATCCAGGGAGCGACGTCGCCGATTCAAACTTGACGCTCGGACAGGTTCTGAGCTCTCCGAAGACGTACCAATCCTCGACGAGCTACTCTCGCCAATTGCTCGCGCAGGCTGTGATCGACGTCGACACTTTGGTCCGACAGGATCTCGCCCGAGACATGGCTCTCGCAGTTGATTTTGCCGCGATCCAGGGACCGACGGGCGGAGACTCGCCGGTCGGGATCATGAACACGACGGGCGTCCAGTCCTTCGTCGTCGCCGCGGATAGCGGCAACGGCGGAGTGATCGCGTACGCCGACGTCGTCAAAATGGTCGAGGAGTTGGAAGACGTCAACGCGGATCAGCTCGGCGATCCGGGATGGCTCACGGCGCCGTCGATCAAATCAACGCTCAAACTCACCGCGCGACTCGCCAACACGATCGCGCTCCCCGTGTGGGCGGACAATGACACGATGGCCGGCTATATGGCTCGATCTTCGAATCAAGTTCCGAAGACAGGCGTCCGCGGCGACACGGCGACCTCGAAGGCCGTGATCCTCGGAGTTTGGGAGACGATCGTGATCGGGATGTGGGGAAGCGGTTTCGAGCTCGTCGTTGATCCCTTCACGCTCAAAAAGCAGGGCATGATCGAGCTCACGAGTTTCATGCTGGGAGATGTTGCCCTGAAATATCCCCAGGCGTTCGTCGTCGCCGAATCCCTGTAAAGGGATCAGCTCGAGAACTTTCGACTCCCGGTCGCGCGGTACCCCCTTCACGCGCGGCCGGTCTTTTCCAACATTCGCGATCGAGGTGACAAAATGGGAACCACTCCAGCCCCAGAAATTCGCGTCAAGATCACCGGAGAAGATACTGGGGTCGCCGCCGCAATCAAAGAACTCTCGACTCAACTCCAGCAACTCAAAAGAACTCAGGACGACGCCGGCAGCTCGGCGCAGAAACTCGGCGCGGCCGAGCGGGGAGCGGGCTCGTCCATGCGCGAGGCGCGCGAAGGCGCCCGACTGCTCTCCGAAGAGACCGGAGTCCATCTCAACCGCGGACTCGTCTCGGTCATCTCGAGATCCCAGACACTCGGTCCCCTG